AAAAACGTCCGAATCGGAAAAGTCAGTACTTTTTAGTACTTTTTAATACTTTTTTCCTGTTATTATGGCAATGTGAGGAGTCCGGACAAGAGGAACGGATTTTTTCATTGAGTTATCTCCTTAGCTGAGGGAGCCTGTATGTGAGAGCAGGCTCCTTTTTCGTTGGAGAAAATTGAACGGTGTCCTCGACCGAAACGGAGGCCATTTATATGGGGAAAACACCAGAGAATTTGAAAAAGAAATCAGGGAAAGCCAGAGGCTTAACCACAGAAGAAGCACGCGAGATTGGCAGGAAAGGCGGCAAAGCATCTGTCGAGAGCCGGCGCCGGCGCAAGACGCTGAAAGAGGAGCTGGAGCTCATGCTCGCGAACCCGGAACTGCAGCAGTCTATGTGTACGGCATTGCTGCGTGAAGCGTTATACGGCAATTCTACCGGCTCTGTGACGAAAGCATTCGAGACGATCCGGGACACAATCGGAGAGAAGCCGACGGATAAAGTACAAATGGACGGCGGAATCCGGTTCACGTTCGCGGATGGTGACGAGGATTACAGCGGATGATCGACGTATGCCTCGGCCAGAAACCGAATGAGAAGCAGAAGCTGTTCTTCCTAAGCCGTGCAAGACACTGCTGCTATGGCGGCGCACGTGGTGGCGGGAAGAGCTGGGCAATGCGGACGAAGTTTATCATGCTCGCCGGCAGATATCCGGGATTGAAGCTTCTCCTCATGCGACGGACACTTCCGGAGCTCAGAGAGAACCAGATCAAGCCTATGCAGAACACGCTTGCACAGGTTTGCAGCTATAACGAATCGAAGCATGAATTCCTGTTTCCGAACGGATCCGTGATCAAGGCCGGATATTGTGACGCTGAATCCGATGTATTCCAGTATCAAGGCCAGGAATACGACGTCATCGGACTGGAAGAGGCGACAACCTTCTCGGAAAGCCAGATGGAATTCATCACGACATGCAACCGATCCATACGGACTGATTTCAAGCCGAGGATGTATTACACATGCAATCCCGGCGGCGTTGGCCATGCGTGGGTGAAGCGGCTGTTTATTGATCGAGAGTACAGGCCCGGAGAAGATCCGGAGAGCTATCAGTTTATCCCGGCAAGGGTGTATGACAATCCGATTCTCATGAAGAACAATCCGGAGTATGTTCAGACACTGCTTGCACTGCCGGAGCATTTGAGGAGGGCGCACCTTGAAGGTGACTGGGATGTGCTGGAAGGCCAGTACTTCAAAGACTTCCGGAGAGATCGGCACGTGATTGAGCCGTTCAAGATCCCGGAAGAATGGAGGAAGTTCCGGTCCATGGACTGGGGCTTCAATGATCCGTGCTGTGTACTGTGGCATGCGATCGGCCCGGACGGAAGGCTCTATACATATCGCGAGTTATATATCCGGGAGACACTTGCGCGTGATGTGGCCAAGATGATTGTGCAGTTGACCGGGAACGAGGAGATCTCGTACACAGTAGTCAGCCCTGACATGTGGCAGAGACGCGGACATAAGGACGTAGAAGGCGAGAACATCGCGGAGATCTTCATGCACAATGGTGTTCCGTGCATCAAGGCAGACACAGACCGGATGTCAGGATGGATGCTCATGCGTGAATACCTGGCAGACGCGCCGGATGGAGAGCCGTTATGGAAGATCTTCTCCAACTGCAAGAATCTGATCCGGACGATCCCTCTTGCGGTGCATGACGATCACAGGGTCGAGGATGTATCCGACAAATGCGAGGATCATGCACTGGAATCTGCACGATACGGGCTCATGTCCAGACCTAGGCCGAACATCATACACGAGAAACCGAAACCGAAACAATACAGTCCGTTTGAGACAACACGCCGCCATCAGAGCGGCTTTTTAAATCTTTAAGGAGCAACAGATATGGCAGAAACACAGGACCAGATCGGATCCCTGAGAGGAGACGAATTCGTTTCAAAGGCATACACGCTGTTTGATGAGTTCAAGAACGCATATGAGAGCGAATGGAGCCGACTGGAAGAGAATGACAGGTTCTATCTGGGCAAGCACTGGGAGGATATGCAGTCTCAGGATGCTGATCTTCCGGAGCCGATGACGCCGGTTATCAATTCAACGATTGAGAACATGAAAGCGGACCTGGCTGATAACTTTCCACAGGCAATTATCCAGCCGGAGTCTCCTGAGGATCAGACAGTCGCTGAGATCGTCGGCGCGCTGATCCGGCAGAACCATGACGCGGCGAATTACCGGAAGGAATACATGATGTATGTCCATGACATTCTGGTAGGCGGTTACGGCGTCCAGGAAGTCGGATATGACGCAACAGCCAACAGGAACACAGGCGCTGCATTCATCCGTTATGTGAACGGCCACAATATTCTGTTTGATCCGCAGGTGACAGATCTGCAGCTGGGCAGAGGCGTGTTCAAGATCATGCCTCAGACAGTCGAGTATTTGAATTCAAGGTATCCGGAGCATGCCGGTCAGTTTGCGGCAGATACGTTCAATCTGAAAGAGGATACCGAGCTGACATACGACAACACGAAATCAATCCTAATGATTGAGTTCTGGTTCAAGGAGTGGATCCAGGAGGGCGATACAGGACACTGGGCGGTACACATGGCACAGATGGCCGGACGTCAGCTGCTCGCAGATTCCAGAGACGAGAAGCCGGACGGATATTTCAGCATGGGAGTTTATCCGTTTGTGGTTACACCACTCTTCCGACGGAAGAACAGCTGCCTTGGTTACGGGATCCCGGATCTGTTCGGGGATATCCAGAAATACAGCGACAAGATCGACCAGATCAAACTGAAGAATTTTGCCCTGGCAGCCAGAAACAAACTACTGATTACGAAGCAGTCCGATTTTGATGCATCGGATCTCATGGACTGGAGCAAGGACGTACATGTGGGTGGACAGCTGGAAGGCGTGAAATGGATGCCGCAGCCGCCTCTGCCGAACTATGTCGTCGGTGAGCCTCAGGCTATGAGGCAGACACTAAAAGAGGAGAGCGGCGCGAACGACTTCTCCAGAGGTAACACGGCGTCCGGTGTAACGGCTGCATCCGCGATTGCAGCACTGCAGGAGATGTCTTCCAAGCGTACCAGAATGATTGCCATGTCGATCTGGGAGGACTACAAGACCTGCGTCCGGTACGAAACAGAATTCGAGCGTGAATTCAACGTGTTGCCGAGGGAAGTCCTTCTGACGATCAACGGCCAGCAGGTGACGGCTACATTCGAGTCGGCGATTATGGAACGCCAGTCTGCGCTTGGTAACGAAGTGCCGATTGAGTTCATGATCAGCATCAAGGTTGAGAGAGAGAACAAATTCACAACGACAGCACACAACGAGCTGATCCTGCAGATGGTTCAGATGGGTGTCATTCAGCCGGCGCAGGCGCTTGAGCTGATGGTATTCGAGGGTAAGGAACAGCTTCTGATGAGGACTATGCAGCAGGGACCGTCTCCGGAGGAGATGACCATGATGCAGGCAGAGCAGGAACAGGCAGCGCTTGATCAGGAAATAGCGAATCTTCCGCAGCCGGGAGGGCCGGCAAATGCGGTGGATATATCGGGGTCTGCGCCCGTAACGGCAGTTCAGTAACGGAGGACACATGGAAGAAACGGTCGTAACCGAATCTCCGGCACCGGCGAATGTGTTCGCATTCGGACCCGAAGATTCAAGTTCTGTCGACGAGGGCAATGCTGAGCCTGCAGGCGAAGAAGTGCAGGCATCCGACGAGCAAACGGTCGAGGCGGAGGAATCTGCTGAAGGGGTCGACGCCCAGCAAACGGATCAGGACAAGGTCAATCGGGCAATCGGTCTGGAGAAGCACAGGATACGTGAACAGGCACGGAAAGAGTACGAGCAGAAGCTCAGCGACGATCCATACAGGTATCTTGGAAAGCTCATGGCTGATGACCTGATGACGCAGAAAGGGCTTTCAGAAGAAGAGGCCATTAAGATGGCTACCGATAACTTCATGGAAGCTATGGCCAAGCGCGATAACGTCTCGATCGGCACGGCCAGAAAGATCTACGGACGGGAAGCAAAACAATTCGCACAGCAGGCCGTCAATGTACAGTCAGAGATTGATCGGATCGTAGCAGATGTCCATTCAGCACCGAAACCGGAAGGGTTTGATGAGCAGGCAGCTTATCAGGATGAATCCTTCCTGAAGATGCTGCAGGAGATGCCGGCGGAAGCCGCTATCCGGGTATGGACAGCTGAACGTAAAGCCAGTCAGGCGAAACAGGATGTGGCAGAGAAGCTTAAGGCCAGACAGGCAATCCCGCAGTCTATCAGGCCACAGCAGCCGGTCACACCCAAGACGGACTGGACGCAGGTCAGCAGGGAAGACTTCCTGAAAGAGAAAGAGAGGCGGCAGAAATTTCGATGAAAGGATATTAGATAGATGGCTACGAATACCACAACTTCTACTGCGGCAACTACGTACCTCAACAAGACGTATTATGACCGCAATCTTCTTGAAAACGCTAAGACGAAGTTCGTCCATGCGAATTATGGCCAGAAGCGCCACATCCCCAAGAACAACGGCAAGACGGTAGAATTCCGTCGCTGGACGCTGTTCGATCCGAAACTTGTTACTCCGGGCCTTACCGAAGGTGTGACCCCGGCTGGTCAGGACCTCGCGCAGTCCAACGTGACAGCGACCGTCAAGCAGTACGGCGCGTATGTCGAGGTTTCCGACCTCCTCAAGACCTCTTCCTATGACGATGTCATGGAGGGCGCTACCGATATGCTCGGCGAGCAGGTCGGAACGGCGATTGAGTGGGTCACCCGTGACGAGATGTGTTCCGGAACCAACGTCCAGTACGCTGGATCCAACACAGCCCGTATCACCATTGCGGCTACGGACAAGCTCACGACTACTGAGTTCCGTCGTGCGGTCCGTACGCTGAAGAAGAAGAAGGCCAAGCAGTTCAGCCGTGCAGGCGGACGCGATCACTATATCGCGATCTGCTCTCCGGATTCCGTGTTTGACCTCCAGAGCGATTCCGTCTGGCAGAACGTGTCCCAGTATTCCAATGCTGAACAGATCTACAGCGGCGAGATCGGAAGAATCTTCGGCGTCGTTGTGGTTGAGTCCACCGAAGCCAAGATCTTCAAGCAGGCTGTTCTCAACAAGGTTAATGCGAACACTTCTTCCAGCACCGACTTCGTGCTGAAGAACGACCCGACGGACGAAGAGGTCGCGTATCTCTCCACCGGCGGCAACAAGATCAAGATCGGATCCACCGAGTACACGCTCGCTTCTTCCAGCTCCTACACTCCGGCGACCAAGACGGTCAAACTGTCTGCTGCGGCCTCTCTGACCGCTGATGCGATCGTCTACTCCGAGGATGCAGGCGCCTGCGATGCAAGCACGAAGGCCGGAACCGATGTCCAGGCTACGCTCGTCTTTGGTCGTGATGCTTACGGCACGATCGATATCGAAGGCGGCGGAAACCTGCACACCATCATCAAGGCACCCGGCTCTGCCGGTACTGCTGATCCGCTCGACCAGCGCTGCACGGTTGCGGCCAAAGTCGATGCGTACACCGCCAAGATCCTCAACGGCGACTGGATCGTCCGTATTGAGCATGGCGCAACTGCTTCCTAACAGAAGCAACCAATAATCCGGGGAGGCTTTAACGCCTCCCCAATTTAATGCATGGAGGA